TCTTTCCCGATTTCCACTCGTCCTGCGTGACCCAGCATTTCTAGTGTAGTTGTCTTGAGTGTGATGCCTAGTTCTTCAGCAATGACTTCACCGCCAGTTAAGGCAGCAATATCTTCCAACATGGCCTTACGACGATCACCAAACCCAGGTGCCTTGACAGCACAAGTTTTAATGATGCCGCGCATGTTGTTGACTACCAGGGTGGCCAAGGCTTCGCTTTCTACATCTTCGGCAACGATCAACAAGCTGCGACCTGATTTGGCCACTTGCTCCAGTACTGGTAGCAGATCCTGAATGCTGCTGATCTTTTTGTCGTGCAACAAAATGTAAGGATTGTCCAAGACCGCCCGTTGTTTTTCTGCGTTGGTAATAAAGTAAGGACTGAGATAGCCGCGATCAAACTGCATGCCTTCTACAATTTCCAGTTCGTTTTCGAGACTCTTACCATCTTCCACAGTGATCACACCACGGCTGCCTACACGCTCCATGGCTTCGGCAATGATGTTGCCAATGCTGTGATCGCTGTTGGCTGACAGTGCTGCCACTTGAGCAATTTCTCGATTGGTACTGCAAGGCTTGCTGATGCTGCCAAGTTCGGCCACAATAGCTGTGACAGCTTGGTCGATACCACGTTTGAGATCCATGGGATTCATACCAGCTGACACATACTTGACACCTTCGCGAACAATGCTCTGTGCCAACACTGTAGCAGTAGTGGTACCATCACCGGCCTTGTCGGCAGTGCGACTGGCCACTTCCTTGACCATTTGCGCACCCATGTTTTCGATTGGATCAGTCAACTCAATTTCGCGAGCTACCGAAACACCGTCTTTGGTTACAGCAGGACCGCCGTAACTCTTTTGAATAACCACATTGCGTCCTTTGGGACCTAATGTGACTTTTACTGCATCAGCTAGGATGTTAACACCAGCTACTAATTTTTCGCGGCTCTTGGAGCCGAACTGTACGGATTTTGCTGTCATAATCGTTTTCCTTATTCAATAATGGCAAGAATGTCTTCTTCGCGCAACACAGTGACTTCTTCACTGTTGACTTTTACTGTTTGTCCTGCATGTTTGCCAAACATAACAGTATCACCTACTTTAACTGTCAAGCTGACTACTGCACCACTTTTGGTGATGCGCCCTTGCCCAACAGCCAGGACCTGACCTGTTGTGGGTTTTTCTTTTGCAGCATCGGGGATAACGATTCCGCCTAGGCTCCGAGTCTCGGATTCCAGGGCTTTAACGACCAACCGGTCGTGTAGAGGTGTGATTTTCATTGGGTAATTCTCCTTTATATTAAGCAAGAAAAGTGTGTTGCGATCTCAGTCGAGCACCGCAAGGTTACTATTTATATTAATTCTCACTCAGTGAACTAATATAACATAGATTTTACAGCATGTCAACGCCAAGTCCTATGTCTTTCGGCAATCCACTCGTGTCCGTCGTACTCTTGTATGATCCAGTCCACATCGGCTGGAACTTCTACAATTTTGAGTTGAGCAAAAGAATCTTCGGCTCGTTCGCCCCATTCTTCGATCAATCGCACCAGATAAGGATCGTCGCGATCAATGTCTTGATCGGTAAAATCAGGATCTTCGATGCAGGCCATGCGCTTGTATTCTTCTACTGCTGCTTCACTGAGGCCATAGCCACCAAAACAGTCGTTGATAACAATCTTGCGTATACCACGCAGGTGCTGCATTAATCGTTCTTTGTCCAGATTGCTTATTGTGGCCATTTGCATACAAATAAAAAACTGTCTCGTTTGTTTTGAAAAACAAAAGTGGTCATGTCAGCAGAGAATTTTACTTGCCATGTTCCGGCTCGCAAATTTTGCTTACACCACAACATCATGTCTTGTACTGCGTTATCATTGTAGCGATTTACTATGACATCGGTCATACCCACCTCAACGCAAACATGGTATAATCTTCATCTAGCATGTATACTTCTCCCAGTTGATTCATTGGCATTACATATACATTTATGCCGTACCATTCCTGCATCCACAGTTTAATGTGATACGAACCAACTGCAGCACTAGGATCGATGTGCTTGTTTATGCGGGCAGTTATGTCTAGCCAAAATTTAGGGTACAACATGAGATTGACACGTTTCATGACCACCTTAGAAAAAATAGCGTTAACAGTTCCGGAGTATCAAATTCCACAATCATGCCTATTCGTTTGGCTCCGGGATTGTTAGCACACCAAGCGTCCAACTTTTCAACATGCTCAGACCAGAAGGCAATGTCGGTTAGATATACTGTATTGTCCTTATCTACGTCATGTTCGGTCACAATAAACCTCTGCTTTTTCCAGTCAGCAAATATGTCATCTTGATATTGATTAACGGTCATTCTGCACGTATTCGTTGTACTTCAGTATGAAAAAAGTTCTTTTGACTTCATCATACCAGTCAAGATAGACGCAGTTTCGATAGTAGCCGTCTCGGCGGTGAACAGAAACAACTTCGTTAGGTCCAGGTATGTGCCATTTGGCATGTTGCCTGACTGTAAAGCCCAGTTCTCTGCGCATGACAGATCTTATCATCAAATGACTAGGCGGATGATCTTGACTCAAGCGTTGGTGTAGATTGTTCCATTGTCCTGTTGTTAATCGAGTGGGTTTCACAAATTACTCCGGCAACTTTTCCAACATGTCATTGAATATCTCAGCACTCATGTCAAACGCCAGTAGTGCTTCGTCTAAGATCGACATTGTGAGTTTGGCATCTAATGCCTTTATCAGTGCGGGACAATCATTGAATTGGTAACACTTGCCCTTTCCAGGTATTTTTTTGGCTAAAATTTTACCGCCATACAAATCTCTCATGTGCCGAACATAGATGTGGGCTAGAATCTGATCCCCGTGTCCGGAGTAATACAGTTTCATAATGTGTTCTCGGTATCGCTGTGTGCTGGGCAATACTTCTTCTAGACTAGGTATGTTGTGTCCCAGTTCTGCAAGATCTTCTGCAATTCCGTCTTTTCTTTTGATGCCAGGCAGATCGTGCAACAACCCTAAGGTCTCTGCAAAGTACTCAATCTCTCTATAAACAATATAAAACTGTTTGAGAAACAAAACATATTGTTCTTTGGTAATTTCTCCAGTCAGCATCAACTGAACAAAAGGATTGGCTTCAACTGCTCGGTGTTTCTCATTTGTGTAATTTCTTAATATGCTCATTTTGTTGTTCCTGTACTGTTATTAAACAAACACTTTACGACCATCTCAATTGAAATATTACAGCGTCTTCGGGATTTTCAAATTCTACCCAAGGGTAAAAACTGTGGCGTTTTGCAGGAAACACTCCTTGCGTATATAGCCAATAACTAAATGCTTCGTTATCGCGGTTGCAATTAGCCAGCCACCATTCAGCAGCATTAACCCAGTAAGGTTCTATGGGTAATCGAGTCATGACCATCTCAATGTAAATAATAATGCATCTTGATCATTTTTAAACCAATATCCTTCGGCAGTATGATCCCAGTCATTTAACAATAAGGTATCACGACACCATATAAAGACTTGAATATCAGAGGCACAGTCGAGAATAAAAGTCCATGATTCATTTCTCATGAGCATCTCAATGTAAATAATAATGCATCTTGTTCGTGATCAAAGCAGAATGTATACGATGCCAGACCGCCTCCATCCCATGTACATTGCCATGTTCCGTCACGCCCGAAAGTTTCGCGATCTGTGATGCTAAATCTCTTTCCAAATTGGTCATGGCACCATTGACACATTCGTTCGATCTCGACCGCAGATGTTTGATGCATTATAACTTTATGTTCTAACCTGTGTTGTTTGTTAACTACGATCATGCCCACCTCAGCAAAAACATTAGATAATCTCGTTCGTTTTTAAATGCAGCAAAAACCAAATCTTGACCACTGATTTCATTTATATCCCAATCGTATGTGCCCATTCGATTGTGATCAAATTTGTTTACACGATGAAAATCAAATCTTACTTTATCTTGACTATGCTCTTCAGCCCACTTATGAACTACATTATGTCCGTATCTACAACCACCTGGACCGTAATCGGCTATCATTTGATAAATGTAATGGTTGTGATTTTCAAAACAGTAAACATGCGGATAGCCGTGATAAAAGTCACGTATACAACAGGCACGAATGTTGTAGTCAGGATCATATATTCTATGATATTCTGCCCAAGAGGCGCATCCGTGTCGTTTTAAGAATCGCCGATCCTGCCATGCCTGCCACCGTTGTTTCAACCGTTGGAACATTACGCCCATCTCAACTGAAATAACACCGCATCCTGTTCAGTTTCAAACCAAAAGGAATTGCCGGTCCATGTATAGTGATCCTGGCCGTACTGCTGAATACACCATTGGTGTGCAGGTTCCCACCGTGTTCGTAGTCCAATGTTCACTGGATACCAGCCGCCCTGCTTGAGATAGCTATACCAATCAAATAACTGTTCTTCGCTTGATTCAAGCGGGGCCAGGTCGATAAATTCTCGTATGCTCATGACCACGATAACGCAAACAGCAATTTTGTATCCTCGTCCACGTGCTCGTTGAGTTCAATAGAGAATTCCGGCAACCGGAGGTGCCAATCGTCAGAATAATACTTTACCCAACATTGCCATCCTTCTCCTCTTATTACAGTACCGACCGCACCGGATTGTTGTGGTCCTACATTTGTCATCAGCCACTGTACAGCACCACGAGCACGAACAGCATCGTATAATTTAATTTTCACGTTTTATTGTCAGTTCGTCGAACTTGAGTATTTCGTTGAATTTAGGTCCCATGATCATTTGGGTCTCGTTTATCACAAAGATATGTTGGGGGAAACGCTGTTCCAGCACAGCAACAATTTCATCGTGGTCACGTCCCTGTGCCAAAAATGTATCGTCGTCATTGTCAAACCAATATATGATATCGTTGATAATTTCTTGCTTGACCACATGCACAAGTTGTTCTAATTGTGCAATCTGCTGTTCTTCGCGATCTTGACGAGCCTGCAGAAGAGGCAAAACTAGCCAGCGTAGCGCCATGCGTCCTGCAACAACGCCTACTAGAAACCAACCAATGGTACTTAAAATGTTTTCTAAAATATCCATGCCGTTCCTTACAGTGATTGAATGTGTTGGATGATTTCTTGTGCTTGACTGAGATCTTCTAAGGGTGCCGAATCAAAATATTCAAACATGATCATCTGCAGCATGACATGTGCTATAGGCCGTACAGTAGAATCCAGTGTAGCGAACCACTCTGCAATTTCCTCTGTTGATTCTAAATTCCAAATTGTTTCACAAAGTTCTCGTTGTAGCGGGGTAAGTCCAGTTAAAGAGATCATGCGTTTTCCTTTTGTTGTCTGCGATATTCGCGTTTGAGCCAGTATTTAAATCGTTGAAAATATTCTACCCGAGAAAATTGAGCCTCAAGAAACTGCTCGCGTTCTTCACAATTGGCTTGCCATAGCCGTTCTACCCATGCTCGAAATTGCATTGTCTTCACCGTGTGTATATTGTGGATGATGTACTGCATGCATAACTGTATTATATTAGAAACTGTGTTTGCGGTCAATAACAAATAGTATGGTTTTTACAACAAAAAAGACTTTTATATATCGTTTTATCGAACTACAGAACCGTTGAGCCATGCTGTGAGATCACCGTACATGGTGGCCATCATGGCTTCACGACTGCTGAAAAATATAATTTGTTTACCACGCTTATCCAAGTAGAATGGAAATGCAATTTTGCGATCCATGTCCAAAAGAACACGTTTGGTTATGGCCTTGAGTTCAATTGGCAGTTTCCAATGTTCTAATTCCAAGGTGTTTGATAACACACGAAACCCTTCGTTGGTAAGTCTGAATCCGCCGGAGTCTCTGATATTGACATACCAGTCAAACAAGGCCTGCTCTAGTGTGGGAGATTCGCTGTTGGGCCAGTTGCGTCGTAGGTGTTCTGTGAGGTCACGCTTGCTTATCATTTGGAAACACCTGTTGCCCTTGCGTCAACAACACCACTGAAAATTTGTCAGTTTTAAATTGCACGTTCAATTTTTTAGCCAAGTTAACAGCATGTCCTTGATTGCTAAAGGATACCTTTTTATACTTAGGACCAGGATACTGAACCAATAGATTGGATGTCTTGAGATTGATCGGCTTGCCATCAAAAAACACCGCCCAGATGCCTTGTGCTGCCAGCACCTGCTCGGTCTTGTATGTGTTGCGATCGGTAATCTCTACCAGTACGTTGGGTTTTGGACGACTCATTCATTAAACTCCTACATTTATTTATGATAATGTAGGTGCTTTAAAACGAGCCCCCGTCAAGTTCTAATTTCACTGGCTTGGTTTCGTCTGGCTGTTCATGCAATACATGAAGAGCCAACAGCAGTTTAGTAATGTCAGCATGTAGGTCTTTGGCATCACTTAGACTCATAGTGAGGTCTCGCTGAGCTCGAGCATCTGCTGCTTTGACTCGATCGATAAATCTATTGATATGCAAGCTCATTAGTCATTCCCGCAAATGTTTCGAGCCGTTGCAACATGTTTAAATTCCATGTGTGGAGCAATGTCATTGTCAAAAATCTGTGCCATGGTGTTCCAGAGATATGTGCGTTCCTCTTGAGTCATACCAGATGACAAGCCGCCAACTTCAGATTTTATTATACCGTAGTCGTGTCTGTAAGTGAAACACATGTTGGTGATGATATTTTCTCTGTTCATGATTATTTTTCCAGGAAAGGTTCGAGATTCGGCGGAGTCCAGCCAACTGGCTTGAGTACTTTGCCATCTTCACGTTTGCGCACTTTGCCTGTTTCACTGTCAATTTTGGCAAAGTTTGTTCGCATTACTTCTTTCCATGCACCTTCGGCATCTGCACCCATGGAATGAATAGCACCGATAGTGACAACCAAAATGTCAATCAAGGCATCCAGCTGTTCCAACATGTCGCCGTCATTTTCTGCAGCAATCAGTTCTTTGTATTCTTCCTCAATGAGATTTTTATACATCTCAAACTGCCGTTTATCAAACCTTTCAACTGATTGGTCGCAGGCTCGCATGAACTTTTCTTGGTCTCTAAACGGATTCATTGGCTTGATCCTCTGTGTGATATGGACCGCGATAAGCATAGCGTTGCAAGGTAATCAATTTGGGACAGAATACAGTTTCCCATTCTCTCCCTTGTTTGATTTGATACCATCCGGCTGCATACCAGCTTTTAGATCTTAACTCGCGTGTCCACAGCGGTACTTGATGCTTGACATCATATATGGCATTAAATGCCCGACTACTAGTGCTGTATCCGTGTACTGAGTTGGATGAAACAGTTGGTTTTTTCTTTGATACTGTTTCAAAATCAATAGATACGTTTTGTTTAATTGTGTTTATGCTTTTAAAACTCTGCACTTGATTGTTGATTTTTACTGAAAACCCACCTGGTCCTGCTTCGATGTTGCCAATTTTTTGATTGCCCTGTTTGAGAATCCAATACTGATTAGGTACTACTGTTTTCGCTACGATCATCTAGCACTCCTTGATATGTTTTATTCAACCAGCGAGCATACTGCTCAGCCGATTCACTGGCCTTGACAAGCTCATATTTGCCACAAAATTTCATAAATCTAATTCCCACTTGTCCAATGTCCTTGTGACTGATCTGAGAACAAATGCTTTCGTCTACTTGCTGTTTGATTTCTACTGGCTGTGCATTTAAATCAATCAACAAGCGATTGCGTTCGTAGTCGTCTAGTACACGATGTTCTACTCCGTTGTGGTCAACCCAGCGTTGAAGCATGAGGTTATTCCACGCATATCCTTGTTTTTTTCGATCTTCAAATGCTTCAGTTAATCCTACTTTGTTTTTGGTGCCCTTGACACGCACACCCGGATATGCACTAAACACATTGTCACTGGTATCGCCTCGCATGCATTTTTCAAACAATAGCCATTCTGGATCGGGTATGACTTTGGGTAGTTTGGTTTTTTTATCTACTACAGGTCGGCCTTTGGCATCAAATATTCCACGTACAGTCAGTAATTCATCTGTTATACCGTTGTATTGATCAACATTTTCAGCCAGCAGTTGAACAAAGTCAGTATCGCTTGAAATAATTACATGATGATCTTGTGGGTGTAGTGCAATCCAACGTGCAACAATATCGTCGGCCTCGGCATTTTCGTTTCTGATTACTGAACAGTTGGTACCGTCAGCCAGGTATTTAGTCAAGTTGTCAAACGTCTCCCAAAACAGCTTGTCCTCGTCCTGTTCCCGGGGACTCTGCGCTGCTCGTGCATCTGCCCGGTTGCGCTTGTACGGAGCATAGATATCTTTGCGCCAACTACGCCCTTCTAGTGCAAAAACCACATGATCTGCTCCGAATTTTGTGACTACCTTGTTTACAGCACTGAGCGTGATGTGTAAAGCATAACCTACTTTCTCCCACTCGTCGCTGGCACGAAAAGCCACATGTCGGGCTCGGAAAAACATGTTGGCGGTGTCAATTAAAAGATATTTCATGTGATCCTAATAGATTGTTATCGTTAATGTATTTTAACACATGTTGCGCCCAAATGCAATGACTTTTGGCGTCGAAATGATAACTTGCAGGATTTGAGTAGCTTCCGCCGTTGTTTTTTAACCAATTGTGATAGGAATGATTTCGAGAATACGGTTCGATATAATTTTTACCCCAATCGTGTTTGTTTTGTATGTCACTAAAAGTGCTATGTCCACTGAAGAACAAATGTTTTATTTTTAGTTCTTTAAGGTATAAATGCATGTTCCAAATTTTATCATGGGCTTCGGGAGTTTTAACATCCCAGTCCACATTGATTACATAGTTTTTATAACGTTCTTCCAACGCAGCAGGAACAGTATCTATTCCGCTAGCGTTGACTTGCCAATAACGATCTTGGTAAAACCATTCTTCTCTTTCCCAAGTAGTCCATTGAAGGATCATAAAAGTGTTCGGAAGTTGATCAAGATTGCTGTTGATCCACGCTTTTGTAGTGCGTATGATACGGTCGTTGCTGCCGCCGGAACTGGCTTGACATATCAATTGTGAGTCTGTTGCATTGGCAATGTGCTGACCATAACTCACTGCTAGATTTGCTGGATGCGGTTCGTCTCTGCATTGCCATAATTCTCCATCATCGCAGGCCCATGCATGTGGTACAGCGGCTTCGGCCGCTGCCGAATGACTACATCCATTTACGTATAATATCATTTTTTTAGATCTTTTTCAAGCTCGGCCTGCACTACACGTTTGCGAAGGCTACTGCTGCTGAATGAATGATCACGTTTGTTGAAGATCAATTCGATTCCGCGGGCGTAGCATTCGTGTGCACCTGTAAATTCTT